CAGAGGACAAGGCGATTCTGGAAAAGAAGGTGGAAATTTCCGGCGTCAAGAAGGAGGCACTCTCGGAAATCCACAAGATCGAACGGGCTAACCGGAAAACGAGGCAAGTGGTCGCCGGGAACCTGGCGGAGATACTGAACCTGCCAAGGTCCATTCTTTCTTCGTTTGACATTTCGGCTGTTGCTCGTCAGGGTGGAGTCCTGTCGGCTGGTCATCCCCTCCTGTCTGCGAAAGCAATAGGACCCATGATCGGTGCCTTGGCGTCGGAACAGGGCCAGCTAAGAGCCATGGAGATAATCAAGGACCTGCCGACAGCAGAGCTTGGGAAACGGGCTGGGTTGGAAATCACGACCAACGAAGCCGATCTAGTGAACAGGGAAGAGGCGTACATGAGCCGCTGGGCGGATAAATTCCCAGGCATATCGCACTCTAGTCGCGCCTACATGACATTCCTCAATGTCCAGCGGGCGGTAGTGTTTAATTCGCTGGTCGAGAGCATGGGAGGGAAAGATGCAATCACTCTAGCGGACGCGAAGTTGTTGACGAACTGGGTAAATGTGGCATCCGGCCGAGGCAACCTGTTCAATGCGAAGGGCGCTGCTGCTGCTGCCTCCACGGTCTTTTGGTCGCCACGGAATCTCCTGTCTCGGGTTCAGCTATTGATCGGGCAGCCGCTCTGGCATGGAATCCTTCAAGGTGAGATCAGCAACCGTTCGCGGTTGCTGATCGCCAAGGAGTACGGTCGTTCATTGTCAGGGCTTACCGCGTTCTACGCTACGTTCAGCTTGTTGGTTGCGATGGGGTGGGATGACGACGATCCCAATAAACCCACTTTAACCTTCGACTCGCGATCATCTGATTACGGGAAGCTTAAGTTTGGGGAGACCCGTATCGACCCCCTTTCCGGGATGTCTCAGGTTATATCGCTTTTAGGCAAGTGGTTTATGGAGGAAAGGGTAAATTCCCGTGGAGAAGTAGTTCCGCTGACTGGCGAGGAGCGGAACGCTATCGAAGCTGGTCTGTGGGAAATAACCGGGAGGTTTGTTAGGACTAAGTTGGCACCGACGCTCGGGACACTTATTGACCTGAAGCTCGGGGAGAATGTCGTAGGGGACGATGTCACCAAAACCAGCGCGGGCATTGGTCTCGTAATGCCGCTGGTCTTCCAGGACACGTACGAGGCAATACGGCAGCAAGGTGTGCCGAAAGGCACGGCTCTCGGGTCGCTTGCCCTCTTGGGACTGGGCGTGCAAACTTACGGAGAGGAATCCAGTTACCGCGAAGCCAACAAAGAAGGCCGCAAGGAGTTGTTTGAGAAATTCCTGAAGAACATGGAATGGGATTCAGAACCGCCGGCTTACCGTGACATGCTGACTGACAAGCAGATGGAACAGGTAAAGGAGCGGAAAACGGAAAAGAAGCGAAACCTGGTCTTTGTCGCTACTGAAGCAAGGCCCAGACGTGCCCTAAAACGGAACGACAAGGACTACGAGCAGGACTTGAAGCGGTGGGAGAAGAACCAAGAGAGCTTACGCGAGATGGCTAAGACGGTTTCCTATAGCAAGGCAGTGGATCTACTCAAGTGGCACGCCGCCTATGCGGCTGGCTTACGGGACGAAACGGCGGCGGCGGAAAGAGCCATTCGCATGGGAAAGCCTGTCCCGCAGATCACTGGAAACAAGCCGCGGATAAACTCGTCAACCGGCAAGCCCGTGGGTCACTTCGATAGAAGAACAGACATGTTTACTACTAGCTGGCTGGAACGCTCGAATGCACTGGCGAAACTCTATGGCAAGCCGCTGCCATTTCCCCGCTGGAAGAAATAAGAGCAGCACCGGGGGCGGGTGAGGCGATCCGCCCCCGGTCACGATTGCTGCTATACCATCTGGGCGCAGGCCCACCAATCGATATCGAGGTTACACGCCGTCGTGCCGTCATTCATCACACATGCGACCGGCGTCATAAAGCTGCCGTCTGGGAACGAATCCGCGTCGGCCGCCTCAATGGTTTTCACCGTCAAACGAGCGTCTGTGTCTTCCGTCCCGTCAACGAACCAATCGACAGTTCTATCCCTGGAGTTGTACCGGAATCCGAGCTTGACGTAGTCCGTGATGCCGATAGTAGCCAGGGTATCGAGGTCGGTGTTGACGGCACCGTCCACCTTGGTCTCGCCCGACACTTGGTACATGCCGTCCACGGCGGTTGTCTCGGCCTTCAACTGTTGGTAGCCGAGGAAATCCGCGGTCGCATAGATAGCGTCCGCTGCCGTGATGGTCTGGACAGTGACGGCCGCCCCGGCGCTTCCAAGTCCAATGAAGAAACCATGCGACGACGTGGTAATGTCGCTGATCTTCACCCGGCACTCAAACGCGAGATCGCCATAAGTTGACCCCAGGTTAAACGGGGCGTCGAGAACATTGCCATAGGCAAGCAACGCCTCTGAGTCGTTCTCTGCCGTCGTGAGCAGACGGCAGATGCCCATGCCAGTGGAATCGGTCTTACCATCACTGGCAACCTGAGCAACCTTGCCGTTAGTGGTTTCGACGTGAACATATCCGCCGGTCCCAGTGGTTTCACTGAAATTGAAGAAGTCGTCGAATATCCCAAATGCGGGATTACCCGACTGCGTGGAAGAAAAGATTCCGCCCTCCGGAGGGTTGAATCCCTTCCATAACTTGGCGGATAATCCTCTGGAATCAAGTTCCGAAAAGGTTAAATGTGTCATGGTTATTATCTCCTTTCGTCCAGGCTAGGCAGATGCCGCCCGGATATCGTTTACAGCATTTGCGCGCAAGCCCACCAATCGAGCTTAGCGGTCATGTCTGTGGCTTGATCTGTAACGAGTATGGCCATTGGGGTCATAAACACGTCGTCAGGGAAAGTTCCCGACGTGGCGGTTTTACCGTTTATCTGGTACGAGGTCTGTTCCTCGCCGTTCACGTAAAAGCGAACGATCCCCGCATATGGGTCTACCCGGAAACCAAGCTTTACATACTGACTTGCCACGTTGGTATGGATTCCAGTTGAGCCCAAGTTGGATGCTCCACCCTGCGTAATGCAGTAGGTATCCACTGAAGTGGAACTGGCCAACAGCTTGATGAAACCAAGCTGGTCGTCAGTTCCAGCAGGGTCTTGGTCGACGTCGAATAGTTGGGCCGATGTATCAGCCCCGATTTCCGCTAGGCCAATGAAGAAGGCAAAGTCATCGACTGCGAGAATGTCGAACAGGACTCGACACTCAAAAGCAAGATCACCATACGTCGAGGCTAGATTGAATGGGGCGTCGATTCCATTGCCCCACGAAAGTAGAGCCTCGTCCCTGTCGGTCGTGCCGAGAAAATTCACGACACCCAAACCAGTCGCAAGTTTCTGCGCGGCTGTCGAGTCGTCGTAGTTGCTCGTCGCCTGGGTAACCGTGCCGTCGCCGGTTTCGAGGTGATTATATCCACCTGTCCCGGTAGTTTCGCTGAAGCTCAGGAAGTCGTCGAACACCCCAATCGCCGGGTTGCCGTTTTGCGTGGACGAAAAGATTCCGCCCTCCGGAGGGTTGAATCCCTTCCACACTCTGGCGGAAGGCCCCCTCCAGTCTAGTTCCGAAAAGGTTAAATTCATGGTTATTCTCCAAAAATGCCGAGGGCAGCGGTGTAGCCGCCCTCGGCGATACACTCACTTTACGTGGTTTCGGTAACGGTTTCCGAGCAATAACCCCGGAAGTTCGCCCGGCGGTTGTAGCACACGATCTGCCCGGCGTCGTCCATGTTGCGGACGCGGACGTTGCTCATTTCCGGGTGTTGGTACGGCTTCTTCTTCCGCATGTTGCGGCCGGCGGCGTAGTACCAGTCAAACGTATTCCAGTCCACGCCAAGAATCACACCGTCGGTGCGAGCGTTCACGCTGGCGGAATTCGTCCAGGCAGGCACCCAGGTCATCGGAACACCCCGGATGTAGACGGAGCCAGAATGCGCCGCCAGGTCGTCCTTGATGTTGTCGTTGCCCAACTGGAGCAAACGGCGTGCTTGAGCCACGCGGCTGTGCGTGGTGAGCAGTTCCCACCGATGCGTGCCTTCCGGCTTGATGTCGGATCGGCTGACCGGCGGCTTGAACGTGCAGAGGTCCATCGAGTTGATGGTCTTCTCCACGAAATCGTCCCGATCCACCGTGACGTACGGGAACGTCCGGTTCCGCCACTGGGCGTAGGTTGTCGGATTGATTCCGCCGACGTCCGTCCAGCCAACAGGCTCGTAGCCGTCGAAACCCTCTTCGGCGTTGTTCTCCGACGTGCTGTCGTCTGTGGACGTGATCCACCATAACAGCGAAACCGGCGGGAACGGCGACTGGGTAGAAGACGAAGGACCGGCCCCGAACATCAGGTCTTCGATGCCGGCAAAGAAGTCCTGCATCATGCCCTGCTCTTGCAGGTTCAAATAGTTGACGATCGCCGACGCACCTTGGGCAAAGGTTTCCTCGTCAATGTCGTAGTGGTAGTTCGTAGTGGTCATGCCCCACTTCAACTCGCCTTCGGTCAGCACGTTGACCCGGCTGGACGAATCCCTGTGGTACAGACCGACGACCTGGAAGTTGTCGTTATTGTCGATCTTCAGCTTCCACTTACACTGCGAAGTCGACATCTCTCGTTTGTTCGCACTGTCAAAGAGACGCGAAGCAAACATGTATTCCTGCAAGGGAAGGGAGATATCCTGCCACTTCCCCATCGGGTATCGCTGCAAATATGAAGCAACGAAATCATCTAGTTGTTCAATTCCAAGTGCCATACGGCACCTCCTTTATTGGTTTGTAAGCACAACCCGTTACGCGCCTTCTAGCTCTTTGTATCGCCGGTCGGCCCACGTTTCCAAGTCTTCCCCTGGGCCCTCGGGTTTCGTTGTGCCCCCACCCAGGCGACCGTCTGCTTGCTTGGAAAGCTTGCGAGTTCGTGCTTTCAATTCTTTCTTTCCGAGTTCTTCCGCGAACACCATTCTGGTCACGCGGCTAACTAACGATTTGTACGAGACGTCCTGTCGGTTGTGCATCCGTCGCCCGGCTATGATGTCCTCGCATTCGTCTAGCACCACCTGCCGGCGTTCGAGTTCCTTAGAACTCTCTTTGCCGGTTGTGCCAAACAAATCCGAATGCTTCATGGCATCCACCGCGGCGTCGAATTCGTGCTGCTTCACCATGGCGTCCGATTCCGCGGACCGGCTTTCCAGCACGTCGATACGAGCGTCGTAGTGGTCTCGCATTCGCGTGAGTTCATCTACGAGGCCCTCATCGTACGCATCCTTGTCCAGGGTGATCTCGTACTGTCCTTCCTTGGGTTCCTCTTTCTTAGGCTCGGGCTCAGGTTCCTTGCGTCCTACACGCACCTTGCGGCCGGCTTCCAAATCGCTCCGGTCGGCAAATCGCATTGCCCGTTCCAATTCCTCGCGGCTGGTGAAGTCGGCAAGTTCCTTCTCGTCGATCCCATACGCGGCCGTCTCGGCCTTCAGGTCGTCGTCAAGCCAGTCTTGGGCTTGGTCCTCTGAATCGCCGGTCTCCTCGCCTTCGTCGGCGGTATCTTCGTCATCCGGTTTCGTCTCGGTGACGGTTGGTTCTATTGGTTCGTTATGCTCACCGGCAATCTGCTGGGGGTCTGTTTTGCCTTCTTCCCCCTTGCGGTCCTCTTCTACTTCTTTCACGGCTTGATCCACGAATTTCTCAATGTCTTCGTGGGTCGCGTCGTCACTAAGTTCTGCTATCGCCATCGAATTGGCCTCCGTTACTTGGGTTCGTATGTTTCACCGTAGCCCCCGTCGGCGTCGATCTTGTTTCCTCGAAATTTCATCCAACCAAGGCGACCAGCATCCAGCCTGCTTGTGCATTCAACGGCACCATTATCCAAGATTCGCACCGCCGTCAGGTCTTTGTTCTTGGCGAGCTTTTCCCTCGCCTCTGGAACTTGATGCGGCAGTACTCCCATGGATTCCGAAACCCAGGGGTTGGCTTCGGTATATGTGTTGGGGCTAATCATCGGAGCCCCCTTGCCGCCAACCTTCCTGCCTCGGTGAAACTCCTCTGGAGTGACTTCCTTACCATTGAGTTTGAGTTTGTGTTTTTTCATTTCTTGTACCTAATTCATGCCGGCTTCCTTGTCATCGCTGCCTTCTGTTGCCCATTGACTTGCGGGCCGCTGCTTCCACTGAGCACTTGCTGTAGAATTGCCGAGCGGGCATCTTGCGTTCCGCCGGTCGGTACGTTCTTCCGCACCGTCTCTCGCGAAGTTACCGCTGACTGCCGGATTGTGTTCTGGTCACCGCCAAGCTGGTCTGTTGGGCGACCGCCAAACGTAACGAACCGTCTCAGTTCCGACCGGTTCATCAGTCGGGCGATCTCATCGACAATTGCTTCTGCGTCCAGTGCCGCCCCCGATGCCTGGAACATGGGCCATAGCGGGGCGATCTCCCTGAGAACCTGAAACAATTCCTGTAGTTTCCGTTCCGGTGTCTTGAAAACCATCGAGTAGGGTTCGACACGAAAGTCATAGTCCTCGAACTGGCCCATTCGATAGTCCGGCGTCCAGTTAGAAGAGACTTCAATGCCCGAATTACCAACTGGCACGGAAGATTGCAATTCAAGTGTCTGGTCCTCCCACATTAACCGGCCAAGGTCCAAGATGCTTTCTGACGCAAACTTGACCACAGCCATTCGCATGTCGGCTTCCATCCGGGAAACTTGACCGTGTATCAACTCCTCTTGGCCTACCGTTGCCGCCTGGGGACCGAGTCCGCCCATCACCGCAAGGTTGCCGGCAAACCGGTCGTACTCATCTTGAATAAACAGAGAGAGAGCCTGGTCCCGTTGATCGACGCCACCAGTTTCGATCTGGGCGATATCCTTTGGGTTGTTTATCCGCTGCCAGGAATTCCGCGGTGCCGTCCGTAGTCGCTCTGCGTCCTCCGCTGCACTTGGGGGATAGGCGTTCACCATCCGGTGGGCGTCCGAGTCCTCCTCCATACGCCGATGCAGGCGGTTCTGGAGGTCGTGGAGTCCTTTGAGGTTCACCGCTGGGCTAGCGGGAATGATGTTGTCGGGCACGTTCCCGAGAGAGAGGAACTTGTACGGGCCGGCCTGCGATCCAGTCCACTCTCGCTCCAGCAGCGGCGGGAGGTCCTGGTCAACCGCCATCGTGGAGATCGTATTGTTTTCCGCGAGCCACACGTCCTGGAGCCAGATCATTGGCTTCAGTTCGTCATCGTCAACCGCCACGCCGGCCGCGATGTCTCGTGCAAAGTCCGGGTTGTCTACCGATGTCTTGCTGGTCGGGGTGAGCTTGGCTTTAACCAGGCTGTTGTAGCCTGGTTCCGCTTTGACCTTCTCGAAGTCGGCGCGGTAGCGGTGCCCGCAGTACCGCATCTTGGTGAGTTCCTTGGAAGTCATGTCCAAGATCAGGTCGTCGAAAGAAACCCGATTCAGCCACGGTTCGCCCGGATCGAGCCAGACGTCCTCTTCCGATTCCAGCAGTCCATGAAACCGAGTGTCCGTGTCCCGCATCATTACGACGCCACACCCAAGACAGAAGAAAGAGTCCAGGACGATAGCGCGGAACGTGACGTCCAACTCCATGTCTGAGATCAGCTTGTTCAGATTGACCTCGAACCGCTTGGCGAATGGCCAGTTCTCTGTAAGCGGAGTGGAAATCATGGCCTGTGGATTATTCGCGGCAAGTGCCACGGTATAGATCCTGGCCGTCTGGTTCATCAGGTTGGTAAGCGTCTTGTTCCGGGAACCATCTTCGCTGTACCACGAACCAACGTAGTCGCGGATCAATTCCTTACGCACACGACGGAACGGCTCCATCGCCTCGCGTGAGGTCTTGACGGCCTTTAAGAGCCGGCCGCGTTTCAGCTTGTCGTGAAGATCAATCATCGGCAGCCTTGCGCATAAACAAAGGGGGCCAACGCTTTTCAGCGCGGCCCCCTCGAAGGCTGCGATGTCGAGGCATCTTAGCGGGGATCAACCGCCTGTGCCCTGGCAGGCCAACGCTTTAAGCGCTGGCCCTCTTTGTTCTGGTGCGATCTTTCTCCTGCGCCGTCAAGATCCCCTTGACGTGGGCCAGGTTCAATGCCGCCTGGGTGTACTTCAACGCCTCGTCCGGCTTGACGGTCTGGACTATCTTGCCGGCTAGGGTTTCAATTGCCTTGTCGAGTTTCTCGTCCATTGGGTTTTACCTCCAAATTACCGGCACAGCACTCAACTTGCCGTTTTGTGATGAGTATTTTCCTCCCGTGAGGTAGTCGCGGTCTTCGACGTTCGGGCCGATTGGTTCAACTATGATGTAGTAGTCGACTTCCAGTTGATTTAGCCCGGGGTGTCGCAGCTTAATTCTAGTTCCGTATTTTCCTCGAAACTCCTGCCATCCGTCCTTCGTGCGACGAACCATCCGCAATGAGTTCTCTCCTTGGCGGACGACTATATCTTC